AAATACAAATGTAAAATAATCGGCAAATATATAAAATTAAAATGAAAGTTAGCAAAATTATCATCGAAAAAATACTGAACGACAACGAATTCAGTATAGAGCTCGCTAAGAGGCTCGGAAATCAGCAGCAATCTGTGTTAGGATTGGCAAGACGAAACAGCCGTAATCTTACCTTATGGGAGGCGGTTATGTTTTACAAAGAAAAAGGTTTTACTGAAGAGCAAATTTTCGAAAAAAACACTAATACTATTATCCAAGAAGATCCAAACCAGTTAAAGTTTGAATTTACAGAGGAATTACAATGAAAAAAGAAGCTCAAGAATTACTTAGGATTATTAAGTTCTTGCGTAGGAATAATGTAAATATTGTAGCTGAAATTTATATGAATAAAGTACCTAATACTATAGTAGCTCATTTAGCTGATAGAGTACAAAGATACCATTCACAGTACAATAACAATGAACTTAGCTGGATAAATTTCATCTGTAGTCTTGATACAGATAACCTTAATATATTGGCTGAATATGTATTTAACAAACAATAATAACCTATGAGCGAATTAGTAAAAATAACAGAACAAAATGGACAGAGGGCAGTATTAGCTCGCGAACTACATCAATTTTTAGAAGTAGGTAGAGATTTTTCTACTTGGATAAAAGGTAGGATTGAAGAATATAGCTTTATAGAAAACCAAGACTATTCTTTGCTCACCGAATTTGGGGAGCAAACAAGCAGAGGAGGACACAATAAAATAGAATATATTCTTACCCTTGATATGGCAAAAGAACTCTCTATGGTAGAGAAAACCGAAAAAGGAAAACAAGCCCGTAGATACTTTATTGAAATGGAAAAAATTGCTACTCAAGCAAAGACTTTACCATTCAATAAAAATAAAGAACTACAAGCTGAACTTTTTGAACTCATTCGTAACAACCTCGTTAAAGGTGATATAGTAGATATAGCCAAAGAGAAAGGACTAAATAAAAACACCTTGAAAAGTGTCCTTTACTATGGTAATTACAATGATGAGATAGTTAAAGCCTTATATGAAAGAGCTTTGTCTAATAAAAATAAACTTCGTAGTGAACTACAAATAATGATTAATGAACTGAAAAGATAATTCTTGTAATGACCCCTTTAGTACAAATAGCATATAACACCATAAAGCAGTTTGGTTTGTCAGATACAGACAAACAACTACTTATTGATATGTTACAAGGTACTAAACAAGAACAAGAATTAAAACAAGCTCAAGAAGAATTGAAAAAAGTTCCTGATGAACTATTAAAAGAAGTAGCCGTATTAAGAGAGTTACTAAAACGAAAGCAAATCTTTCCACCCAAAAACTGGGACGGATACTACAACGGAATAAAAGTATAAATAGATTATGGAATGTAACAACAATACCCCTATATGGCAACTTACAATTGGAGAATTTTTAGAGTTTCAAAAAACTGAACTTATAAAAGAGTTATCTCTTATGTTCGCTGCAAAAAACAAAAAATACGAATATGGTATTAATGGTCTAGCTAAATTGCTTGGGTGCTCTCGTACTACTGCAAGTAAAATTAAAAGTTCGGGTGTGTTAGATGAGGCTATATTTCAAGTAGGTAAAACTATTATTATCGATAAAGAAAAAGCCCTCGAATTGTTTAACAATAATAATAGTAACAAAAATAATAAAGACAATGGACTATCTTGATTTAATAGAAAAATTTTGGCAACTTACCGATGAAATTCCTATTAATAGCTCTGTCATATCTACTTATTTTCTCTTATTAGAAAGGTGGGATAAATCGGGTAAAACTGACTTTGAATACCCAGATAAACTTATTCAAAAGAAAATAAGAATAGATAGAAAAACTATCAAAATAAATAAAGAGATATTACGAAACTTAGGACTTATTAGTTACCAAGTTACAATGGGATTTCCTACTGTCTATAAAATAATTCCTGATTATGTTATTCGTAATCGTAAAGGTAAAGAAGTAACCTCTACTGCAGAAAAAGAAAAAACACCTGCAAAAGTAGTGCAGCAAGAACTTGTCCCATCAGTCTCAAATATTGAAGTATTAGTGAAGGCCCCCGAAATTCCCAAAGTGAATTTGTCAGAAAATATTCCAATAAATACTCAAAATGAGATAGAAAAAACTTCTATACAGAAGAAAACTAAAACAGTACAATCTAAATTAAAAGATATTCCTACCTACGATGAGTTTTTGGAATTTGCAAAAACAATTCCTATATATAATCCTTCACTTGATGAACACATAAAAAACAAATATGACACTTGGTATTCTAATGGTTGGGTAAACGGATATGATAAACCTATTACTAATTGGAAGCAAACTCTAAAAAATACCCTACCTTATTTAAAATCACAGAACAATAATATATTTAACATTCCTAATATAACACGCCCTAAAGCTACTTACGATGAATAGTTTAATCGATATAGATATAGAAAAATATGTACTTGGCAATCTTGTTTCTGAACCTCAAGTAATAGCCCAGTATTACAATATGCTAAGTGCTAATTTGTTCACTGCTCCTGAACATCAGATAATATATAATAGCATTGTAGAAGTATGGAAAAAGTATAATACAATGGACTTAATTTTACTTGGAAAAGCATTTGAAAAAAGAAATGTACCTGAGCTTTTACAGTATTGTATTGATTTGTCCGTTTTTGCTGTGTCATCTGCTAATGTAGAGTTCCACATAATGCTATTAGTTCAGGCTTCTGTAAGGCGTGATTTTGTGCTGAAATTTACAACTTTATTAAATATGGCACACGGAATAGAGAATGATATATTTGATATACGTGATAAAGCTTTTGACTATTTTAATAACCTATTTATAGATAAATTTATTGAAAATAATCGTCAAACACGTAAATTTCCTGAATTAGTTAATGCTGTACAAGAAAATTTTGAAAGCATTCTTAAGGGTAAACCTACAGGGTTGCAAAGCTCCCTGAATATAATTAATAAAGTATTAGGAGGCTGGCAAAATTCAAACCTTACTATTGTGGCAGGTCGTCCTGGTATGGGCAAAACTACTTTTTTAGTACAACAAATTATTGATATGGTAAAACAAGGTTATTCAGTAGGTATATTCTCATTGGAAATGTCTGCTGAACAAATTACCTCTAAAATCATTACCAACTATACTAATATACCCAACTCAGCAATACTTCGTAAAGGACTTAATGATGAACAAATAATGACATACTTATCCCTCAAAGATAATCTAATAAAGATGAATATACACATAGACGAAACATCGAGCTTATCTATTGATAACCTCAAAATCAAAGCTAAAGCAATGAAACTACGCCATAATATTGGTATTCTATTTATAGATTACCTCCAGCTTATTAGCCATCCTAAAGCAGGTAATCGTGAACAAGAAATATCATTTATTTCACGTTCTTTAAAAGGTTTAGCTAAAGAACTCAATATCCCTATTATAGCTCTTTCACAGTTATCACGTAATGTAGAGCAACGCAATGATAAGCGTCCTGTGCTCTCTGATTTGCGAGACTCAGGAGCCATAGAGCAAGACGCAGATGAGGTAATTTTTTTATATCGTCCAGAATACTATGGCATTGAGCAATGGGGTAAAGAATACAACAACGAAAATACCAATAATGAAGTAGAGATTATCATATCTAAGAACCGACACGGAGGCATACTCTCCGAGCGTTGTAGCGTCAATATGGCAACCTCAAAATTTACTGATTTAGTAACAATTTAAAATTTAAATTTTATTCAAATATGGAAAATGACGAAGATTGGTTAATCAGGATAATTTATCTTATTATAGCGTATATAGCACTTTTTATTCTTCTGTTAATTTAGTAGTAACTTTTATAAACAATGAAACTCATAGACCTATTTAGCGGCATAGGAGGCTTTTCGCTCGGCTTTCAGCGGGCAGGCTACCAATTTACCGAACACTATTTTTCAGAAATAAATAAACAAGCGATAGCTAATTATAAACATAATTTTCCAAATGCCAAATACATCGGAGATATTACCTCTATTCACGGAGGAGACTTTACAGGAATTGACATTATCACATTCGGATCGCCTTGCCAAGATTTCTCAATGGCTGGACGGCGTGCCGGTCTCGCAGGCGCAAAAAGTAGCCTTATCGAGTACGCAATTGCCCTCATTACTTGCGTCAGACCAAGTGTATTTATCTGGGAGAACGTTAAAGGAGCATTCTCCTCAAACGCTGGCGCAGACTTTTGGGCGATTATCCAAGCGTTTGCCAACATTGGGGATTATACAATCGAATGGCAATTGCTTAATACAAGCTGGGTACTCCCCCAAAATAGAGAGCGGATATACCTTGTCGGACATCTTGCAGGAAGAAGTGAGCCAGGAGTATTTCCTATCACAGAAGATGATTGCCTTCCTACAACAAAAACGCAAAGTCAATTTCAAGCCCAACTTAGTGGAACAATCAAAGCCAATGGCAATATGAATGCTGATGATACATACATCATTCCTAAAACTGCAAGTACCCTCACAGGAGGTGGCAAATCTGGCGGCTTACATTCCGATATGACAGTGATACAACTTAATCCTTCTACTGAGTCTAATGGTAGGCAACCTTACCAACAAAATAGGGTATATGATGAGAGAGGAATATCACCTGCCCTAACAAGAAATAATAATGATTTTATTATTAAACAACGCCCACGAGGCAAAAATAAAGGCGCAAACCTAACTATTTGCCCTACTATATCGAGCAACGCCTTTCAAGAGAATAATCTACTGTGTGGCATACGTAGATTAACAGAAATAGAATGCGAACGATTGCAAGGTTTTCCGGACAATTGGACACAATACGGCACCTACAAAGACAAAATAAAGC